GTAATTGCACAGAAAGAAGCAGCAAGTGGTCAATTAGAAACTAAGAAACTTCTACATAAGAAATATGTGGAAAATATGGGGTAAGGGTATCAAAAAATTATCACACCCTATGATAAAAATGAAGGTTAATATAACAAAATAAGAAACTTAAAAAATATTATCAAAAATCCATTTCGTTTTTGGATATATATGATAATTATAAACACCCACCAATCAAACGGTGGACTTAATACTAATAATTAAAAAGGAATAATTTATGGCAAATTCACAAGAAATTTTCGAACAAATCTCAGAGTTATATACTCAATTCGAAGCAGAACACAATGGAACTACTAAAGCTGCAAAATCAAGAGCTAGAAAAGCGATTGGTGAAATTAAAAAACTTGTAACCGATTATAGAAAAGCATCAGTAGAAGAAAGTAAATAATATTAAGGTTACAAATATGAGTAAATTATTCCAAGAAAGAATTCCTTTCAAACCATTCGAATACCCAATCTATTATACAGAAGGATGGCTAAAACAAGCACAAGCGTTTTGGTTACATACTGAAATCCCTATGCAGGGTGATGTAAAAGATTGGAACGAACGATTAACCAAAGAAGAGAAAAATTTGGTTGGGAATATCCTACTTGGATTTGCTCAAACTGAATGTGCAGTTTCAGATTATTGGACAGGGATGGTAACCAAGTGGTTTCCAAAACACGAGATAAGACAGATGGCGATGATGTTTGGTTCACAAGAAACTATCCACGCTACTGCATATTCATACTTAAATGAAACATTAGGGTTAGATGACTTCTCAGCTTTTCTGCACGAACCTGCAGTTGCTGAGAAGTTCGAACTCTTAACTCAAACTACTGCCGATTGGACACCAGAAGATTTGAATACAAATCCACAAGCAAGAAAAGAAGTGGCTCGTTCATTGGCAATCTTCTCTGCATTTAGTGAGGGAGTTTCTCTCTACTCATCATTTGCAGTACTTTACTCATTCCAAATGAGAAACCTACTCAAAGGTATTGGACAACAAATGAAATGGAGTGTAAGAGATGAATCTCTACATTCTAAGATGGGTTGTCAATTATTTAGAGAGATGTGTGGAGAGTTTCCAGAACTACTCGAAGAATCTAAAACTGAAATTGAAGAAGCTGCAAAATTAATTGTAGACCTTGAATCTAAGTTTATTGATAAAATGTTCGAGTTGGGTGATTTGGAAAATCTATCAGCATCAGATTTAAAAGAATTTATAAAAGCAAGAACCAACTCTAAGTTGGAGGAATTAGGATACAAAGGTATCTTTGAATACAATACAGAACAGGCAGAAAACCTTGAATGGTTCTACCACTTAACTGGTGGATTAACTCACACAGATTTCTTCGCAATCAGACCTACTGATTACTCCAAAGCAAATGAAGGTGAGGATTGGGGTGATTTATTTTAAATAAAAGTTATGACATTAAATGAATTAGAAGTTAAGATTCGTGATTGGGCGATTGAACGAAACATTGATAAAAGTGAGAACGCACCAAAACAGATGATTAAGATTATGGAAGAGTTGGGAGAAACCTCTGCAGCACTTCTAAAAAAGAATGAACCCGAATTGAAAGATGGTATTGGTGATATACTCGTAACAGTTATTATCTTTGCACAACAATTAGGTTACACTCCAGCCGAATGTTTAGAAGCTGCTTGGAACGAAATAAAAGATAGAAAAGGAAAAACCAAAGACGGAGTATTTGTCAAAGATGAATAGGAATACAGAAAACATGAAAAATAGATGGAATAGAAGAATGGCGGGTTCTATCTTATCTCCAAATCCAACCGGTATGTTGGTAGATATTGCATTAAGAGCAATAAAATATAATAAAATAAAAAAACAAAGAAATGGCTAAAAACTACGGTGAAGATTTAGGTTGGGAATTAGATGTTGATTTCCCATCATGGGGTAACACAGAGATTTATGTAAAGACAATCTCTAAAGGATACTTACTTGCTGGTGAAAAACCTAAAGATGCTTATTGGAGAGTTGCAACCAAAGTTGCACAAAGATTAAACAAACCACATATGGCATCTAAATTCTTCGATTATATTTGGAAAGGTTGGTTGAACTTAGCAACCCCAGTCCTTTCAAATACTGGTACTGATAGAGGATTACCTATTTCTTGTTTTGGTATCGATGTAGCCGATTCTATTTATGATATTGGTAAAAAGAACTTAGAACTAATGTTACTTGCCAAACATGGTGGTGGTGTTGGTATTGGAATCAACCAAATCAGACCTGCTGGTTCTAACATTACAGGTAATGGAACATCAGATGGTGTTGTACCATTCACAAAAATATATGATTCAACTATCTTAGCAACCAACCAAGGTTCAGTTCGTAGAGGTGCAGCTTCAGTAAACTTAAACATCGAACATAGTGATTTCGAAGAGTGGTTAGAAATCAGAGAACCAAAGGGAGATGTAAACAGACAATCACTCAACCTTCACCAATGTGCAGTTGTTGGTAATAAGTTTATGAGAAAACTTCAAGATGGTGATGAAACCGCAAGAAGAAAATGGGGTAAACTCTTACAGAAAAGAAAAGCAACTGGTGAACCTTATATCATGTTTAAAGGGAATGTAAACAACGCAAACCCTGAAATGTATAAGAAGAATGGATTAAAAGTATTCATGACTAATATCTGTTCTGAAATCACTCTACATACAGATGAGAACCACTCATTCGTTTGTTGTTTATCTTCAGTAAACCTTGCAAAGTACAACGAGTGGAAAGATACTGATTTAATTTATACTGCAACTTGGTTCTTAGATGGAGTACTTTCAGAATTTATCCAAAAGGCTAAGAACATGAGAGGATTCGAAAACTCAGTTGCATCTGCTGAAAAAGGTAGAGCATTAGGATTAGGAGTATTAGGATGGCACACTTACTTACAACAACAAGGTATTCCATTTGAAGGAATGGAAGCACAGTTTGAAACTCGTAAGATTTTCTCCCAAATTAAAATCGAATCAGAGAGAGCATCAAGAGATATGGCATCTGAAATGGGTGAACCACTATGGTGTAAAGAAAGTGGAATGAGAAATACCCACCTTCGAGCAATTGCACCAACAGTTTCAAACTCGAAACTAAGTGGTAATGTATCTGCTGGTATTGAACCATGGGCAGCAAACATATTTACTGAACAAACTGCAAAAGGAACTTTCATTAGAAAAAACCAAGAGTTAGAAAAGGTACTAAGAAAAGCTGGTATCAATAACAAAGATACTTGGGATAAGATTATGGAAGATGGTGGTTCAGTACAAGATTTAAAAGAATTAGATAATTGGGTATATCTTGGAGGAAAGATGTTACAATTATCAGATGTATCTGAAGAAGATAAACTAAAAACCTACCCTGTCAAGGATGTGTTCAGAACGTTTAAGGAAATCAACCAAATGGACTTGGTTAAACAAGCTGGTGTAAGACAACAGTATATTGACCAAGCCGTTTCCTTGAACTTGGCATTCCCTTCGATTGCATCTCCAAAGTGGATTAATCAAGTTACGATGGAAGCTTGGAAGCAGGGAATCAAAACGTTATATTATATGAGAACTGAATCAGTACTCAGAGGTGATATCGCGACTCGTGCAGTTGACCCCGATTGTGTGGCTTGTGATGGTTAAATTAATAATTAAATAGGAGAAATTATGATTGAAGTAAAAAAATTCTACGCAGAATGGTGCGGCCCTTGTAAAATGTTAACACCAATAATGGAAAAAGTAAAAACAGGATATTCAGATGTATCGTTTAAGGATATTAATATAGATGAAGATTTTGAAATTGCACAGAAGTATTTTGTACGTTCAGTACCAACAGTTATCATCGAACAAGATGGTCAAGAAGTTGGTAGATATGCAGGACTTCAATCAGAACTTACCTATAAGAACGCCTTAAACGAATTAAAAAGTGCTTAAAATATTTGGCAGATTAAAATATTTTTCGTATCTTTGTGTTACCTTAAAATTATAAGATATGATAAACCGTTACGATGAAAAGAAGCTTGAAGAAAACTACAACAAGTTTTTAGAAGCTATTAAAAAGTCTTTTAGTGGAGAAAGACTTGAAAAATTACTCCATATGTATTCGATGGATGAATTAGGTCCTAACCTAATGTTATCTCCAGCGAGTGGAAATCAATTTTATCACAACTCTTACGAAGGTGGGTATATTGACCATGTTATGAATGTGGCAAGAAACTCACTTCGTATGCAGAAACTTTACCAAGAAGCTGGTGGTATTATTGATTACGAACAAGAAGAACTCCTATTTTGTGCATTTCACCATGACCTTGGTAAACTTGGTGTAAAAGGTGAGATGAATTATGCTTTAAATGATAGTGATTGGCACATCAAAAATCGTGGTGATAACTATAAAAGAAATGAAGCTATCACCTATATGTCAATCACCGATAGAACTTTCTTCACTTTACAAGATTATGGTATTCGATATAATGAAAACGAATACTTTGGTATCCAACTAACTGATGGTATTTTTGATGATGATAATATCAAATACTACAAAACTTATGATAAGTCAAAATACCTTAAAACAAACATTCAGTTTATTTTACATTGGGCTGATTGGATGTCTACTACAATAGAAAGAGACCAAGAAATTAAAGCACCGTTTTAATGAATGTAGAAGAACTTTGGTTTTTCAGTAATAGATTACGAGGTGAATCACACCCATCTGCAAAACTAACAAACGAACAAGTTAGAAAAATAAGAGAACTCTATAACCAAGGGTTCTCTACAAATGTTATTGCTCGAAATTTCAAAGTGAGTAAGTGGAACGTAGAACAAATAGTTAAAAACAAAACTTGGACACACTTATGATGAGTTTGATAGATGCAATCAAAGAATCTAAACGATTAGAAAAACAAAAAGGATATCATAAGATAATTTATAGGGTATATGACCCTCACCAAAATAATGAATTGGTTTATGTTGGTATTGGTGGTAGAGGTAAACGAAAAGGTTCTGGTAGATTAGAAGAACACAACTCAAATCATTATACTAATTTTAGAACAAGATATGTTATATTGGAAGGTTTAAAAGAACGAGAAGATATGCAGATAAAAGAAATGTGTGATAGATGGGATAATCTAAAATGGGAATTTGATTTATATGATGAAGAAACTAATGTTAAAGATATAGAACAAAAACTTATTGTAGAAAATTCACCAAGATACAATATAGATGGTAAACTAAAATAAAAAATTATGTCAGGAGCTTATGGATTTTCAATAAACTTAGAATTTGTTTCAGATACCAAAGATTTGGTTAATGATATAAAAGAAATTATTAACGATAATTCTAATGAATCTATTATCTTAAAAGAAACTTTACTTGATGAAGAAATTGAAGATGGTAATGTGGTTTTCTTTGGTGATAATGAAGATACTTGGAGACATCCTTATCAAGAAGAAGTTATTAATAAACTTAAAGAAATATCAAAAAAATATAATGGATATTTTGTTGGTGACTTTGAGTGGCACTTTCATGAAGATGATATTACTGAAAGGTATTGTTTCACAGAAGGTGGTGAGATAACAAAAGATTACATAGAAGATTAGTGGAGTTAAACAAAATATATAATGAAGATTGCTTGGTTACTCTTTCTAAAATGGAAGATAACTCAGTAGACCTTATTGTTACTTCACCTCCATATAATAAAAACTTTTGGAACAAAGGTAGGGAACGAAGAGGAATAGATTTTATTAGAAAAATAGAATACTCTACTTATGATGATAATTTACCACAAGAGGAATATGTTGAGTGGCAGAAGAAAGTGATTAGTGAATGTCTAAGAGTATTAAAACCAACAGGTTCTCTTTTCTATAATCACATAGATATAATGTCAGAGCACTTAACTATTCATCCAACTTGGGTATATGACTTCCCACTTAAACAAATTATTATTTGGGATAAGTGTGGGACACCAAAGATTGATAAATCTTATTTCATGCCATTTACAGAATGGATATTTTGGATTAAGAAAGAAAAAGATTCTATACCTTACTTTGATAGAAACAATGCCCTCTTTAAGAAAAACATTTGGTCAATACCAAGAAGTCAAGAATCCAACCATCCAGCTCCATTTTCGGAAAAGATGGTAGAAAATGTGGTCTTATCTTGTAGTAAAGAAGGTGATGTAGTTTATGACCCATTTATGGGTAGTGGAACAACTTACAAAGTGAGTAGAAAACATAACCGAAATGTAATCGGTAGTGAGATTAGTGAAGAATATACCAAACTTGGTGAAAGTAAAGTAAATAAACATAAATTCTTTTGATGGAAATAAACACAATATATAACGAGGATTGTTTAGAAACTATGAAGAAGATGGA